TGCGTCAGCGGTCTTGATCAGAGCAACATTCGCGAAACTGTCAACCATTTGTGTGAAATAAGAGCCAGAAGGAACTCCACCCTTCTTACCCAACACTAACTTAGGATATTTACCGTCACGATTAGGCATGACGATAGGTGTAGTGACAAAGTAAGACTGTACTAAGTCAAACACCTCTCCTAACGTTACACCAGGATAGACCTCATCATTAAGGTCAAACCAAGTACGAAATGCATTAAATGCATAATTGATCAGTACTCGGTTCACTGATGCATCAAATTGGCTATAATCAAGAGAATAGTGGTACTTTGTGACCGAAGCGCTGCGACGCATTCTTTCACCGATCTCATGACTATAATCTCCGAATGTCATGACGTGTGTCTGTTTTTTGAAATGATTAATTAACGGTCTTGCGATAATCGCTTCCAAAATAGTCATTTCTAAAGGATACATCCACACAAGTCTTGTCTTCCCCTTACGTTGAGTCCTAAATCCAGCTAGACAAGGAGCAGGCGACTTGCCATTAACAATAATGTCAATTGCCTTATCCAATCCAACAGTGAACGCCTCCAATTTAGTCTCACCGTAAGCTGTTAACCCAGCAGAGGTATCATCCCTGATTGACAGTCTCTGATATAAAGCTTTCGCTTCCTCAGTTAGGCTCACAGTTTTAAGTAATTCCTGATTTTTAGGTCTAGCAAAAATACGAAACGCTTGATTTGACCCAGCTTTATAATAAGCATTGCGCTTATCCACAATATACTCTCGGTCATAATGCTCGAGCGATTCTAACAACTTATCATAGCTATAAACACTACGATATTCATTAGTATGCTCGAAGGGAATGCCTTGATGATACATGACTGCCTCGACGACCTTATCTACTAATGGTTTGGTCTGGTCCTTGCTAAGTCTCGCATTCCACTGCATCAGATATTGTGCTCGGTATACTCGCGAAATCATTCGCCTCACCGTCCCCTAAGTTCTACCCGGCTACTGACGCGCTGGTGAGCACCACGGTATTACTGACTCCAAGAAAGGCTCCAGTAGTTGAACAATTCTTTCCTGTTTAAGGTACGACCTTCCATCTTAAAATCCGGACATGCCAGTTCTTGCCATGAAA